CTCTCCGTACCAACCCCCACCCCTAGGTTGGTTACTCCCCTTCCCCGCCCCCTCCAGCGGGGTTTTTTTTTACCTAAAATAAGAGGCAACAATGGGAACTATACTACTGCGCTTACTCACTCTCATGGAAATTGTGTTATTCATAAAACACTTTAAGGAGCAATCTAAAAATAATGAAACAGATAAGCGTGTATCACTTAGTGAGGATGAAGCATGAAAAAATATAGAGTAGCGGTGGCATATGAGTCTGGATTTGTTGTCGAGGTAGAGACTCCCAATAGCCAATTAGCGAGAAATCTTGTCATGGAAATGATTGACGAGGATGGCATTCCAGAGGATGCAAAAGTGTTGCACAGAGATTATTTTATTACTGATGTAAAAGTGGATGATCTGACAACATGCAAATGATGTACAACAGAGATGGCACACTAATAGAGTACACCCTGAAGACAGATCCGCCAGAAGCGATGTATTGGACGACTTACCGATTGAAAAAAAGGGATATACAGATCATAACAAAGACTGACAAAGCTACAGCGGCACAAATACGACAGGAAATATTCGATGACATTATTAGCAGAGAACCAAACATTAAAACGACAAAGGACAAAGTACATAAAGAGCGTCAAAGTACCTCACAAGAAAATGCTAAAGGAAGGCAAAGCCAACGCAAAACTAGGCGACGTAATAACAATTAAGAAGTGGAAAGGATTAAAAATATACTCATTGACACTAGAAGAACGAGTGTCATGTCCAGATTACTGCGAACAATGGGATAATTGCTATGGTAACAACATGCCGTTTGGTCATAGGTTTGATCATACTCACCCAGATTTCTTACCGCTCTTACGAGAGCAACTTGTCGAACTACTAACTAAACACCCTGAAGGCATCGTCATACGTCTTCACGTACTCGGTGACTTCTTTGACATTGACTATTGCATTTTTTGGGTACAAATGCTCATAGAACACCCTAACCTCAAAGTGTTTGGCTATACGCATCACAGACTGTCTACTAACATGGGTCAAGCTGTAGACTCTATCAACCGTATAGCGCCAGACCAATCAGCAATACGGTTTTCAGACGACCACACAACAGATTTTGCTGCGTATACAGAAAATACTGTAGGGACAGTATTCAAAGGTATCTATTGCCCAGAACAAACAGGTAAGACTGCAAGCTGCGCAACGTGCGGATATTGCTGGTCTTCAGATCAACCAGTAATTTTTCTTGAACATTAAATATAAGCTGTGCTAATATTATTTGTAATCAATGAGTGATCAAATATGCAAGAAGCATTCGAACATCAAAAGACAACTACAGACTTCATATTAAATAACGAACGAGTACTTGTAACATCTGACCCCGGCACTGGCAAAACGCGCAGTGTTATCGATGCATTCGTACGGCGCAGTAAAAGCAAAATGCTTGTGCTTGCCCCGCTATCTATCCTTGAAGCATCATGGGGAGACGACATAAAGAAGTTTGCTCCGCAGCTAACGTTTGCCGTTGCATACGCAAAGAACCGAGAAAAAGCATTCTTAGAAGACGTAGATATCGTCATCACTAACCACGATGCAGTTAAATGGTTAGTTAAGAACAGCAAGTATTTAGACCAATTCGATATGTTGTGCATCGATGAGTTCACAGCATTCAAGAACAAAGACAGCCAACGCAGTAAAGCTGCACTTAAAATTGCACAGCACTTTAAGTACCGCGTAGCAATGTCAGGTACCCCTAACAGCAACACTATCCTTGACATCTGGCACCCGACACTAATCATTGACGACGGTGAACGGTTAGGTCGCAGGTTCTACGGCTTCAGATCAGCTGTCTGTACATCACACTTCAATGGCTTTGCTAACGAATGGGTAGACAAAAGCGACGCTCAAGAGATTGTTGCTGCAGCGCTGCATGACATAAACATTCGCTACAAGCTAGAAGAGTGTATCGACATGCCAGAGCAGACTACACGTCAAATGTACGTGACTCTGCCAAAAACTATCCAAAGCCAATACATAGCGCTAGCTGAAGACTCAGTACTGTACACAGGTAAAACAACAATCAATGCTGTACACGCCGGTGCCAAAGTTAAAAAGCTACTGCAGCTGTGCACTGGCGCTGTGTACGACGAACACGGTGTAGCACAGGGCATACATTCAGAGCGATATGACTTAGTTATGCAACTTGTGCAAGAGCGGAAACACTCGCTAGTTGCATTCAACTGGAAGCACGAACGTGACCACATGACAGCGCTAGCTGACAAATTAGGTATATCGTACGGCGTTATAGATGGCAGCACACCAAGCCACAAACGCAAAGATATCGTTGACCGCATACAAGCTGGTCAGCTGCAAGTAGTGTTTGCACACCCGCAATCAGCAGGCCACGGTCTAACCATGACCAAAGCTACATCGATTATATGGTCGTCGCCAACGTACAACGCAGAGCATTACCAACAATTCAACCGACGTATCTACCGTGCCGGTCAAACACAACGCACTGAGATCATACAGATCGCAGCTAAAGATACGTGGGAAACAGATGTATATGAAAAACTAGACGGTAAACTTACACGAATGGAAGAACTATTAACGATTCTTAATGAGCTACACAAAAAAGGAAAGACTAATGGTTAATGAACAAACAACAATTAATGACTTAATTGCTTCTCGAGCAGCCATCAAAGATCAAATGGATGAGCTTAATCGAGAGTTAAAAAGCTTGCGTGAGACACAAGATAATATCGATGTCTTACTGCTCAAGAAGATGGATGCTGAAGGTTTGTCACGCACTGCGAACGACAAGGCTTCTGTATCGATCAATGAGGATATGGTACCTGAAGTTATTGACTGGGATCTGTTATACGATCACATCATAGCTACCAGAGACCTTAGCCTCTTGCACAGACGCGTCAGTTCAACTACATACAAGGAATTGCAGAAGCTTGGCGAAGCAGTCCCCGGTTTGCAGCCACGAACTGTACGTCGAATCAACTTTAGATCACTTTAATTTATTAATGAACAAGGAACAATGAACTATGAGTAGCACAGCGTTAGCAATCCCAGAAGACAAAGTACCAGCATACATCAAGAAAGCAGAAGGCGTAGGCCGTGGCAATGAGAACGTTGGCAACAACGTAACCATTCCCCGAGTCAAGCTGTTACAAAAAATGTCTGACGAAGTAGATAAGCATCATGCCAACTATGTTAAAGGCGCAGAGCCCGGCCACTTCCTCAACACCTTGACCGATCATAACTACGGTGAAGAACTGTATGCCATCAGCATTACGTTCAAACACGAGTTCACTGTTTGGCGCAAGCGTGATGCAGGCGGCGGTTTGTTGGGTTCTTTTAGCTCACAAGCAGAAGCACAAGATGCAATCAACGCGCAAGACAAGCCTCAAGACTATGACATCACCGAGACTCACACTCACGTGTTGCTGCTCAAAGATCCTGAGACAGGTAGCCTTGAACCCACCCCAGTAATCATGGACTTTGCCAGCTCCAAGCTACGTATCTCTCGTAACTGGAACTCGCAGATCGGCATGAAAGGTGGAGACCGATTCTCTGGTCTTTGGAAGATCAAGTCGGTAGCTGTAGAAAACCGCATGGGCAACGCGTTTATGAACGTAGACGTTGAGTTTGTCGGTTGGGCTCAAGAAGAAGATTACAAACTGGCCGAAGCGTTATATGAGCAGTACTCGTAATCTACTGAGTCGTGCATGAACGAGCACGGGTTTGTAAAATCCGTGCATCGTCATCTTCCTTCTGACGTATTCGTCTGGAAGATACACGACACGTTTGCTGGCGGGGTACCAGATGCATTTTATGCTGGCCCCGCTAGTATTCTATTTGTCGAATACAAGTACGTAAAGAAACTGCCAAGCAAAGATACAACTGCTATAAGGACATCGCTATCCGTGCAACAAGCACTCTGGTTAGATCGACTAGCAACTTACAACCAACGCGCTGCAGTAATAATCGGCTGCGAAGAATCTGCCATTGTCCTCGAGCAAAAAGAATGGAACAACTACCTTTTAAAATCTGATTACCAAAAGCGTGCCGTGTCTAGAAAAGAAGTAGCCGACTGGATAACGGGAGTTGTCTGTGGAAACTAGACTAGAGAACTTGCAACGTGAGTGGAAACTAAAAAAGCAACGCGATAAAGTCACACAGACAGAAGCAGCGGCTAAAATTGGGTGGACACAAAGCGCGTTTAGTCAGTACCTGAGTGGGACAACAGAGCTAAACCCGTCCGCTATCATAAAATTAGCTAAGTACCTCGACATACCGCCCTCTAAAATAGATCCAGAATTGTATAGCGATCTAACCTGCCCATTTTGCCAAAATAAGCTTTAAAATCTGCAGCACTAAGCCCTTGTTAACGCTCTACTTTTCACGTAGGAGCGCCTCTCTCAACCCCTAAAATTAACGCTTTTTAGGCGTGTAACCCTTGTTGGTTTTTGACTTAGGCATGCGAGCTTTCTTTGGTTTTTGGTTAATACAAGGTTGTCCTTTGTGCATATTAAGGCTCCGTTGGCCACTGAACTTGGTCAAGGCTGGTTACCCCTTCCAAGTTAGCAGGAATATCTCGCAACTGTTGGCGGTACGATGCCCACCAACCTTTAACAGTTGGGCTGAGAGGTGAGTCAGGCATTTGGGTCCAATCGGATTTAGCTAATCGTATATCACGCTCATTACGAAGTAGCTCCATAAAACGAGCAGAGTCAAAGTTCCACTGCATGTTTTCCCATGCATAGTACTCGCCCGGCCTAGCAGTTCGCGTTGACCACTGACCGTTGTCATAGACCCATGTATTTATTACTTGGACATCGTTAGAAGTGTACGGTATATGGATAGCTAATAAATCACCGTACATTTGACCATTGTAAAATGCAGAGTCAGTACTGGGAGAGATTATGCTTACCACCTCGCCGTTAGCATTTACCATTGCAACTTTAATCATTAAAACCTCGCAAGCATCTCTACTCTGGATGATGAGTTTGTAACTGGTGGTAACGAAAAATATATCGTTCCATACGGATCAACTAAAGAGCTGAGCTGATCGTTAGTAAAATCAAACTTAACTTTATAAGCAAGACCGCTAGTGTATGACGGGGCTTCAGGCGCAAAACCAAAAAACCCATACGCGTTCATGCATGCCCATGTGTTGTTTAGTAGCTCCCCGCCAACGTTAGGATACACACTAGCAAAAGTAGAGGAGGAAGGGGTAGTTACTCTAGACTGATAAACCCTGCTAGTGCCGTATTCAGAAGTAAATGCTAAATTGCCAGATGAGTTGTAGACATTTAATCCATATCCACTAGACGGGACAGTTAGTGTTTGCGACTTAGTAAGTATTATGTAGTCAATACTTTGCCCTGTACTACTAAAACTATCATAAAAGTAAAATCTAGGCGTAGCTCCACCAATACGATCAAGCAACATACTAAACTTGTAAACACCGCTAGGAGTAGAAGGCTTAGCAAAAATAATTATATCATCAGGCGTGCCAGAAGGAAGATTAGTAGGAGTTGCCCCAGCTCCGGGTGATTGAGTAGTTACAGTGCCAGAACCAAACACAGACACGTTGTCAAAAGGTTCTGCAACCTGCACAAAACCAGATGCGTTACTAACTGTCATACCATAACTCATACTCGAAATACCTGTATGCTGTAATACCTAGTCAAGTTATTTAAGTTTTGTACGTTTAAAACGCCGGTAGACCCATAAGTAAGTTTTACGTATGTAGCGTCGCCACCTTCAGAGTTAAACCCCCACGTACCGTCGTTAGTTAAGCCCGGCACGTCTATAGTAGTAGATTGATTAGCAGTAAGAGAGCCAAAGTGATAGCTAACATACCTGACAAGCCTATCCGTTAAAGTTACAACAAGTGTACCTGAAGAGTTGTATATTTCTAACCCATACGCACCGCTAAGAACGCCGTTAAGTGAAATATTAGTTGTGCCACCAACGGCACCGAATGGATTACTAACAACATTCCAATAAAAGCCAACGCCACCATCTACGGTAAAACCACTAACTATGGCACTACTCGATAGTGTTGTGCTCCCAACAGTGTACGAAGTGAAAACATCCCTGTAGCTTTGCCAGCTATCAGATGCGGATATAGTGGGATTATCTAAACGCAGATAAACACGGTTATTGGGTGATTCAGCCGCCCAGCGAGTACCATGTACTATATATTCTTTGCCGCCTACGCCAACAAAAACGCTTGATCCTATATCACCATAAAATAAAGTCGGGCCGCTATCGTAACCATAGTAAGTGTACCCGGTCGATGCCAAATAAGCAGAGCCTACCGTAATGGGAAAGACAACATTTGCCATCTTAAGCGCCTAGATTACCTAACTTGACGCGAAGCGTGCCGCTAGCGTCGTATACTTTTATAGCCCCATTGCTATCCATGTAAATAGAACTAGCGGTGCCATCTGTGTCAGATGATATAGTTAGTTTTTCAGCGTCTATAGAATCGGCCCCAATTCTTGTAGCGTCTATAAGACCAGCGGTTATTTTTTCAGCGTTGATGTTGAGTATCTTAGCATCGTCGATGGCAGCTTCACCGATCTTGGCATTTGTTATAGTACCATTAGCGACAAACGCGTCGCTTATATACACACCTGCCGGAACTTCTACGCCGTTTATTTCAGTAGCAGTAGCAATAACAGTAAACGGAATAACAGGATCGCCAGTATCAGTAGCGCCTTTTAGGATAGCAAAACGATCAGCGTTAACGATAAACTCGCTTACTATTTCGCCAGCATCGTTGGGTGCAGACGCAAGTCCATACCCAGCTACTGCGCCGTTATTGTCTATTTTAACTGTATACTTTGCGTTAAGGCCGTTTATTGATTCAGCTGCTGCTTCTACAGCCGCTGCATTGGCACCGACCACGGACGAAAGCGCACTTACTGCAGTCGATATTGCACTATTAGCTTCGGTTTTAGTGTAATAAGATTCCGTAAGCGTTGCAGAAGTTACATAATCTTCAAGGTCAGTAGTTGAAGCAAGGTCAAGAGTAGCGGCGGTTATAGCATCGTCTGTATCAGCAGAAGTATAATAATTACCAGTAAGCGTCGCGGTAGTTGCATAATTATCCAAATCTGCACTAGACGCCAGACCAAAAATCGCAGTAGCAATTGCTTCATCGGCAGTAGTTTTAGTATAGTAATTCTCTTCAAGACTGGCTGTAGTAGTGTAGTCTTGAAGGTCAGTAGTAGAAACCAAATTTAAAACTGCCGCCGCAATTGCGTCATCAGCCCCAGTTTTAGTATAGTAAGTTTCCTGTAAATCAGCTGTAGTAGTATAGCTATCAAAATCGCTAGCAGAAGCTAACCCTAAAACAGCAGCTGCAATTGCGTCATCAGCCCCAGTTTTAGTGTAGTAAGTTTCCTGTAAATCAGCTGTAGTAGTGTAATTGTCAAAGTCGCTAGCAGAAGCTAACCCTAGAACAGCAGCAGCAATTGCGTCATCTGCAGTAGTTTTAGTATAGTAGTTTTCTTGTAAGTCAGCCGTAGTAGTATAGTTGTCAAACTCAGTAGCGGCTGCTAACCCTAAAACAGCAGCTGCAATTGCGTCATCTGCAGTAGTTTTAGTGTAGTAATTTGTAGTTAAATCTGCGGTAGTAGTATAGTTACCTAACTCTGTATCTACGTATGTTTCAGAGGCTAACCCAAGCACGGCAGCAGCAATTGCTTCATCGGCTCCAGTTTTAGTGTAGTAGTTTGTAGTTAAATCTGCGGTAGTAGTATAGTTACCTAACTCTGTATCTACATACGATTCAGATGCTAACCCTAAAACAGCAGCTGCAATTGCTTCATCAGCCCCAGTTTTAGTGTAGTAATTTGTAGTTAAATTTGCGGTAGTAGTATAACTGCCTAATTCCGTGTCTACGTATGTTTCAGAGGCTAACCCAAGCACGGCAGCGGCAATTGCTTCATCGGCTCCAGTTTTAGTGTAGTAGTTTGTAGTTAAATTTGCGGTAGTAGTATAGTTACCTAATTCCGTGTCTACATACGTCTCAGACGCAAGCCCCAATACAGCAGCTGCAATTGCTTCATCTGCAGTAGTCTTAGTGTAGTAGTTTGTAGTTAAATCTGCGGTAGTAGTATAGTTACCTAATTCCGTGTCTACGTACGTTTCAGAAGCTAACCCTAAAACAGCGGCAGCAATTGCTTCGTCTGCAGTAGTCTTAGTGTAGTAGTTTGTAGTTAAATCTGCGGTAGTAGTATAGTTACCTAACTCTGTATCTACGTATGTTTCGGAGGCAAGTCCCAAAACTGCTGAAGCTATTGCTTCGTCTGCGGTAGTTTTAGTGTAGTAGTTTGCAGTTAAATCTGCGGTAGAAGTATAGTTACCTAATTCCGTGTCTACATATGTTTCGGAAGCTAAACCAGTAGTGGCCGATGCTATTGCTTGGTCGGCTTCAACCGCAGTGTAATACTCTTCAAACAGTGTAGCCCGCGTAGCTGGTAGCCCAGTATCAGGGTCGTTTATTTGAGATTGCAACCCATATAAAGCTAAGGCAGAAGCAGATGTAGAAGTAGCAGAAACATTATTTAGCTCTACAATGGCAGCAGCATTTTCACCTACAAATTCGCCTAAGCTAGTGTAATCACCAAGCAACTGCCAGTAATTAGTATCAGTGGGTAAATTACCAGTTGTTGGGGCTGTTGCACGGTACAACCCACCTTCGTAAGTTACCTGATCATCTATAGCGTAAGAAGTAGCATTATCATACTCAGTTACAGAAATTAGATCATTTATTTGGCTTTGTAGATTTTGACTAGCGGCAGCAACTTCTGCTGCCCTAGCTGCGGCTTCAGTTGAAACGGCTGTAGTTATTGCAGTATTCCTGTCAGAAACTTCCTGCGCTAAAGCCGCTATGCGATCACTAATTTCATCGCCTATAGCTGAGTTTAACTCAGACACCTCATTTGCAATAGTATCGCCAAGGTCAGATATAGCTTCTGTACGGTCATTAATTTCTTGCGTTATAGCGGCAATCCGAGCAGCAGTTTCTTGGGCTAATAAGTACCTAACCGAATTAACAACCGAAGCATCCCCATCTATAAGGTCTATTCTGCTAAGTAAATCTTGGGTTAATTCCGACTCAGATATAGACTCTGCAAGTATCTCTAACAGATACTCAACATCTAACGCTGTCTCAGCTAAAGTCCCAGCCGAAGAGTTAAAAGGACCGGGTATACCGTCCTCACTTACGAACCGTATCCAATAATAGTATGAACTAGACTCTCCAACTGGGTCTGAAAAGGCTATGCCGCTAGATACGCCAACTAGTTGAGCGTCGCCAATAATGTCAGCATCGTGACGCCACACCTCTGTTTGCCCGTGGTTTGTATAGTTTGGAGAGTCCCAAAATAAAAGAATTACCGAGTATGCTCCAGTAGCTGTAAAGCCGGTAGGGGCGGGTGGAACAGTGGTATTTATAGCTGGAGTAATTACAGACGGAGTAAAATCACTACCAGAAAGGTTGGGGTTAAAAGGTCTATCGGTTAAGTCTACCGCTAGCCCGCTATTTATTAACTCTCTTAGCGTAATTGCCCTATCACGCTGATCCCCACGGCGGCCTAATCGCACTTCTACAGCTTCTACTAAGTTCTCTAAATACCTACGAAGCTCCGGGGATATATCCCTAGGTAAGTTAGGTAAGCTAGGTACTTTTGTAGGGTATGTAGTTCGCTTAGTCGTCATAACTCTTGTATCTCTTGCATGCTTTGGGCAAGGCAAACTTCATCAATTGCAACAGAACCTGATACTTCAACTTCCCAAACCTGCGCTATAACAGGCGGTAACCTCATTATAGGTTCACGCAAAGTACCAGTAGACGCGCCAGACGGCACGGTAACTGTTTGTGTATATACACCGCTAGCCTCAGACAAAGAATAGTCGGCGACAAGAGTACCGTCAGCCCACACTTTGACAGCAATAGGGTAATCTTGGGCGTGCACAGACACCCAGCTCATGCTGAGCGGTCTCGGCGTAACAAACTGTTTTGACTTCCATGTAACCTGTTTAGCTTCAGCTCCACCTCTAAATTTTTGTACAGCGCCATCTAAAATCACGTACAGCTCACCATCTTTAGGGTTCATATAGCCGCCCCGAATAGTGCCAGAGTACTCTATAAATGAAAGCGCTGCAGCTTCGGCTCTAGGATCGTATACAAATCCGCCATCTTCCCAAAAAGCCACATAGGTATTTTCGTGCCTAAAAGCTTTGTAAGTAGTAGGGTTAAAATTAGCATTCCATTGTTTAACTGACACTAGGCCTTCAGTGACTACGCTCCCTTCTACTCCACTGACAGCGCACAGCCCATCAGGCCCTGCATACAGTATGTAGCTACCCATATCTACAACGCTATTAACATTTACGCAAGCTTGAGCTAACTCAACCTTAATAGGCGTCATTGCACTTGGATCTGTGCCCGTAACAAAATATGGGGCACCATTAGTAAGGCAGACAACCCCATTACCAGTCGCTCCAATAGCAACTATGTCTTCTTCTAGAGTAATTCTGTAGGATATTGGCCAAGCGTGGGGCAGGTAGGGTTCGCTAAGGCAAAAACGTTTACCTGTAAACCCAGCAAACACACCATTAGCAACGATAATTAACCCTTGCAGAGGGCCATCGGGATACAAAGAAGTGTTATCGTCAGGCGGACCTATCCACGTCTCGCTTGGCAACACTTCGCCTAAAGCAAAAGACGCAGAAGCGTCCTGATACGAAGTAGTTGTGAATGGGACTTCTGCAACGAACTGAAACGTAGTATTAGTAGATCCAGTGTTTGATCTGTATATACGTTTTAACGCGCCGGTCCCAAAGTTATAGTTGCCACTAGGGTGATCAGAAGACGGCATAGGCACAGTAACAGTTTCTGTGTCTGTCCTCTCTAATACATTACTAGCTGGGCTAGGCGGGCCCTCTTCACCGAAAGCAGTTACATACGTGTATACGTACGCTACGTCATCTGGCGTTTGATCTGGATCTGCATCCCCGGTCTTAGAGATAGTGGGGGCGTTTGGTGGCGCTGGAACGCCGAGCCTATAAGAATTAGCAGGGTAACCCGACGTCCCGCTAACTATCGTAGTAACGGTGCCCATTTTAGGGTACTCTTCGCCCGTCCAATACAGCCTATCTAGAGTATCCCCCGGTATCGGGCCGGGGACAGCTTTTACATTAGCTTCTGGCCATTCTAACCAGTTAGTATCCCTGTAATAATAAATAGAGCTTCTATTACTAGACTGCAGCGCAAAAACAGATAGATTAGACGTAATCGGGGTTAATCTACCGGACTCAAAATCTACGTTGACTGCGGTCTGTGCAAACTGTTCCGCTAAAAGCCTAGGCGACACACCCGGCGCTATACCACTGAACCTGTCAATTTTAAAGTAAGCCATACGGTCCTCACATTTTTACGATTTGCAAGTATAAACCGTAAAAACTCTACTTGTCTCGGGCCACGCCCCGAGTTTTTTCAAATGTACGATACGCACCAAGCCCCAACATCCCCATCAAAACAGGCATCATCTGGGATACATCAAGTGCGGGAATAACAACAGGGCTTCCATTGATCGTGAGAACAAAATTGCCGATAGGCACACAAATAAAATTGAAGCCGAGACCAACAGCACATATCCAGCCCACTGCGGGTCTCCATCCTGCCACGAACATCGAGGAACTAGCAGCTTCAGTACGATTAACTTCAATTTGGGACTTAGCAATTTCATGGGCCTGTCTTTCTGCTAACGTGGCTATCTCATGGGCGAGCCTAGCCTTTTCTGTAGGATCTGGGATTATCTTGTCAAGCAAGCCCATCACGGGGCCAATCAACGCCTCAATCATTTCAGCTCCCTAAAACCGCACTGGCTATCACAAAGATAGCGTACAAACCTATGAGTCCAAGACAGCCCGCAACAACAATACTTGCATATTGCCAGCGTTTATTGATCTTCTTAATTCTTTCGTTACGCTCTAAGAGTCTAGCCTTGCGTGCTTCTGCTTGAAACTTAACGAAGTCATCCCATAAGCCAGCTCTACCGTAATACTGCATCAACTCTCTGAGTTCGTCTTCGGCTTGTTTAATCTGCTCA